ACATGGAACGAGGCTATATTGGCAGACGATTGGGACATTGGCGCACTTGTAGATTTCGGAATTGAAATAAAAGGTTATACTTTTGCTAAAGAAGAAGAAAATAGAGAAGGAGAAATTAATGAACAGAAAAAGAAAAAAAATAAAACAAGAAAAATAATGACATGCCCGCATTGTGAAAAAGAATTTGAGATATGAATGTAGCAGAATTTGCATATAGCAGGGGAATTAGAGAGGTAACGCTCGGGTTCTCGACCGGCAAAGATAGTGTTGTCGGTCTTGACATTTTATTGAAGGCAGGAATAGAGGTCATGCCGATTTATCACTACATAGTACCTGGATTAAAGTTTGTTGAAGAAAACATAGGGATGTATGAAGATCATTTTAAGATTAAAATAGTACGGTTGCCGCATCCAATGTTATACGACTACATCAATCACCTGGATTGGCAGCCATACGACAGAGCGAGAATAATGATAAAGAACGGCTGCGGAAAAGAAACATTCAGGGGACTAATAAATGCATACCTCGACTGCATGAATATACCAAAAGACAGGTATATGTATGACTGCAACTGCATGAAGATGTCAGACAGCCTTAACAGGCGGTTGTTGCTGCAGAAAAAACCCGATGTAGACGAAAAAAACAAGGTTATATACATTACAAAGTACATGACAAATAAAGACTGTTTCGACTACATGAAGGCGAACAAAATACCATTAACGAAAGACTACGAAATATGGGGACGGTCGTGGGATGGACTAAAATATGACTATACGATGGGCGTTAAGAAGTTCTACCCTGAAGATTACGAAAGGATAAAAGAGTTTTTCCCGCTTATCGAAGCAGAAATAATAAGATATAAACTCGTAAAAAAATATCAATATGAGCAAAGTACTTGATAGCTTTGAGGCAAATAGCCTTGATTACAGCGAAATAAGCGACTTAGAGGCAAACGAAGTCGAAAAAGCCTTAGAATTAGAGGCTAAAATAAAATTAAAATGCAAACAAAGAAGGCAGTTCGCCGATATGATAGATACGCAGTATTATGCAGTTGTTGTGTTTGCGAACAGAAACGACAAGGAGAAATGGATCGACACTTTAGGCGATGTAGAAATAGAGGCAAAAACGTTTATTGACGGTTATCAATTAGCAAAGAGGTTTGGCGCTGACATAGAAATGTCGGCATCGTTGCCACAACCAAAGTATGTAAAACAGTTGAAAATAAAAAGAAAATGATCGGAACAGGTGGAGGTGGAAGAACCTCAAGGAATCTGAACCCTGAAGTTCAACGTTGGCTTAGAGACAGGGTTGGCGCATTTGGGCGCAGGGGATAAACGATGATTCGTTTACGGTACGGCTGCAGGCATTGCTCCTGCAGCCGTATATTTTAACGAAATAAGTACGGCGATGAAAAAAAGAAATCCAACTAAAACAAACGCAAAAAAAAGAGCAATGCTTAGTGCGCTTAAAACAACGCTTGGCGTAGTAACTCCGGCATGTGTCAATGTCGGCATTGACAGGTGTACGCATTATGAATGGCTAAAGACTGACGATGAATATAAAAGGGCTGTTTTGGACATAGAGAATGTAGCTCTCGACTTCGCCGAAAGCAAACTACACACCCTTATAAAGAACAACGACACGACTGCCATCATATTCTACCTTAAAACAAGAGGAAAGGGAAGGGGGTATATAGAAAGGTCGGAGCGTGACATAACATCAAACGGGGAAGCGATTAACGCAAACAACAAAACGGAGGTAATATTCAGGCATTATGATTGAGAAAATAGCAAACAGGGTGAGTAATATAACGGGCGTATCAATCGAAGAAATGAAATCAAGGTCAAGAAAGCGTAAAATCTGCCTTGCCCGTCAATTTGTCATTTATATAGCAATTGAGGATTATAGAATGACGCATTATGATGTTTCGTTCTATTTGAATCAGCGCAGCAGGTCTGACGTATCAAAGCAATTTCGTATGTTAGAATGGCAGATGAATAGATACACCGGATTGAACAATACGCTTAAACAAATCCGTGAATCCATCATTTAACTTCAATGCTGTATTTGAACCTGTATTTCGTTCCGATAAGCGATACAAGGACATCTGGGGTGGTCGCGGGCGTGGCGGTTCGCATTTCGGGACGGATTATTTTCTGTTTCTGATAACGAAGCGCGAGTATTTTCGCGGGTACTTTGTTCGTCAGACGCTCAATGACATCAAGTATAGCCTTTTCAGGGACATTAAAGACAGGATAGAGGAAAACGGAACGTTAAAATACGATGACTTTAAGATAAACGAGCAGAACTACAGCCTCGTTTACAAGCCAACGGGAAACACAATAATCAGCAAGGGTTTTTCGGGTGAAAAAAAGCGCACATCAAAAATGAAATCTTTAGCCGGGGCGACGCATGTACTCATCGAAGAGGCTGACGAGATTGCGGAAGCGGAGTTTGACCAGTTGGATTTGTCGTTACGGACAACCAAGACGGAGCGCGTAGAGATAGTTCGCATCTTCAATCCGCCGTCAAAAAATCACTGGATTTGGCGCGATTACAACCTTGTCGATGAAAAAGTAAATATAAACGGGAAGGAGCGTTTATATTTCAAGGCGGAGCCAAAGACAACATCAAATGTTCTTTCGATATTCTCTACATATCACAGCAATATACGCAACCTGCAAAAATCAACGGTAGATAAATTTGAATCGTTTAAGTATACAGACGAGGAATATTACTGCAATCAGGTATTGGGGTTAATATCTGAAGGGGCAAAGGGTAGGGTGTTTTCTGGATGGAATGTCATATCCGATGATGAGTACGCTTGCCTTGATTTGCCGAAGGCATACGCCATTGATTTTGGTTATTCGGATGATCCAACGGCGCTGTTAGAGGTGAAATATGAAAATGATTATCGCTACTTTAAAGAGTTGATATATGAGCCGGGTTTGACAAATATCGACCTTGCAAAACGGATGCGGGATTTGGGGATTACGGAAAGCGAAATAATTGTAGCCGATTACGGCGCCGGCGGCGATTTGCGCATAGCTGAGCTAAGGCGCGGATGGCAAAACATGGAAGGCTATCCCGATTTGCGTTTCAATGTCAGGTCGTCAATCAAGGGGCAAGGATCTGTAAAGTTCGGGATAAATAAGATTAAGGAGTGTCATAACTTTATGACGGAAGGAAGTGAGAACGGATGGCATGAATACAGAGAATATAAATGGGCGATGGATATAGATAAGAACCCGACGGACAACCCGGAGGATAGGCACAATCATCTTATGGATTGCAGGAGGTATTTCGAGTTGTGCAAAGGAAGGTTTTATTAGGGTGTTTAATTATTGTTGTTTTCCTGTGAAATGAGAGGTGGATGGCATTATTTTTGTGCAAAAAGTTATTCACATATTATTCACCATTAATATATTTAAATTTTAAAATCTTTATTTTTGCGGAAAATTATAGGCAATGGGATTAGCAGACAGGATATTTCCTTTGATACGAGGGAATAAGTCAGTACCGATTACATTTTTCATTTTTCGCGGAAACTGTGAAACGCCTGCGTTTATGATAGATTTAGACAGTTTATCCGGTTCGAGAACTGCCTACGGCAAGTGTTCGCCTGTATTTACTGTTGTTAATCGCCTTGCTTCTGCCATGGCAAATGGTAAATGGTGGATAGTTGATGACAGGAAAGATAGCGAGGATGTTAGCAACAAATATAAAAACATTTACAATCTCATCAAGGCGCCGAATTGCTTTCAAACGCTTACTGACTTTATAAAGCAGGTTGACACATACAGAAGCCTTTATGAGGTAGCATACGTTTATGCTGTTGTTCCGTCAGGGTTCAAGGTGGCGGATGCAGTGTCCATGTGGGCTATCAACCCTGAGTGCGTAGAGACAGTATACAGAAAAGGCGAATCGCTGTTTAACAGCACTAAGGTGAGCGATGTTATTGAAAAGTATATCATTCGCACGGACAATTCGACATTCGACAACGTAAACCCTGAACATGTCCTCTGCATCAGGGATTCGAGCGCTACTGACTTCAGGAAGAAAGCGTATTCGCCGCGCATAGAGAGTTTGCAGTACGAGATTAAAAACATCGTGCAGGCGCAAGAGGCGATATATGCGCTTAACAGGGACAGGGGCGCGATGGGCATAATCACAAATAAGACGAAGGACGCAACGGGAAGTATCCCGCTGTTGCCGGAAGAAAAAAAGGAAATACAAAAGGAGTACGAGCGTGTTTACGGGCTATCTGAAAAGCAATCGAAGGTTATGCTTACGAACAGCGATTTGGGTTGGATTCCGATGACGTTCAACGTCAGAGACCTGATGCTTAACGAAGGGTTGAAACAGAACATTGAAAGAATAGCTGATGCTTTCGGATACCCATACGTTTTGCTTGCCAACTCGACCGGTACGACATTTGCAAATATGGACGCTGCTATCAAGTCGCTATACCAGGAAACGGTTATTCCTGCTGCAAAGGTGTACGCTGAAAAGTTTACACGTTTTTTCGGTCTTGAAGGAGCAAGGATTGATATTGACTTTTCGGATGTTGAATACCTGCAGGAGGCAAAGAGCGAAAAGGCTGATTATGTATACAAGACAACGCAGGCGGCAAAAATACAGTATGAGAGCGGCGTTATCACAAGAGAGGAGTTCAGGGAAGCGCTTGATATGGACGAGAAGCCGAAAGGAACAACATTTTATTCACAAAATACAAACAGCAATGGAAACGAAGGATAAAAATCCAATCAGCAAGGAGTTGGCTGAAAAAATAAAGAGAGAGAGAAAGAAGGCGGTTGACGAACAAAAATTGATAAAGAAATGAAGGAATTGCATCAATTTACGGATAAGGCGGAACTGTTTAAGCACCTGAAAGAAAACAGGGACAGGTATATTGCGCAAAAAAAGTTCTCCATGAAATGCGCGGATGTTGTGACATACAACTCAATCAATCATAACGAAGCGCAAACCGGCAATATTGAAAAGGGCGAAGACGCTGTGCATGATTTGCTGTTGAAAGACAGCATAACAGTTAAATCAGTTGTCAGCACGACAAATCTGTTAGATTCTGCAGGCGACGTTCACATTCCCGGGTTGTGGAAAAAGACTTTGAAAGAGCAGAAAAACTTATACCTGCTGAAGGAACACAGGATGTCATTCGAACACATCATCAGTGACGACGTCAAGGCGTCAACAAAAAATATGTCGTGGAAGGATTTAGGTTTTGACTATGACGGAGAAACGGAGGCGCTTATATTTGACAGCGTCATCGACAAAGAAATGAATGAATACATGTTCAAAAAATACGCACGCGGGAAAGTGAAAGAACACTCTGTCGGGATGCGTTATGTGCATTTGAATTTGTGCATCAAATCTGATGAAAAGGATTTAAGGGAAGAAAAAGAGAATTGGGACAAGTACATTGTTGAAGTAGCGAATAAAGAGGACGCCGAAGAAATTGGATATTTTTGGGCTGTAACTGAAGCTAAATTAGTTGAAGGTTCGGCGGTGCTTAAAGGTGCAAATTGGGCAACGCCTACCCAATCCGTAAAGGAATACGAAATAGAAAACTATGAGCCGCCGCAAGGCACTCAAAGTAATACCGAGCCGCCGCAAGGCACTCAAAAAGAGTTTTTCACAGAATTTATAAAATTAAAAAATTAAAGAAATGAGTAAGAAAAAATTTGAATTACCTCCGGACATCGAATTGTCCGAAGAGGCAAAAAAAGGAATGGCTGCGCTCTCTGATTTTATCAACACCCAGTTGGAGGAAATCGAGAAAGGAAACACAACGCCAAAAGAGATGGACGAGCAGGTAAAGAAGATGCTTGATGATTTCGCATCTTCAAAAGCGCAGATAGAGCAGCTTAAAGAAGCAATGAAAGCGCAGGGTATTGATATTAAAGTACTTAAAGAAGGAAATGGAGCAATCGGAAAGGTAAAGTCTATATCTGATGTTTGCAGGGAATTGTGGACAAAGGAAAATATCGAAGCAGTTAAAAGAGCAGAAGGAACGCCGTATATGGCTACACTTACCACAAAAGCCGTAGATACAATCATGACAACTCCAAATGTAAATCCAAACGCGCCGATGGCATTAAGTTTTGAGGTTGTGCCGGGTGTTGATTCAAAACCGCTTCCTCCTCCTGCTATCCTTGACGCATTGAACAAGGTAGGAACGACATCGAAAACGATTTACTGGATAAACCGCATCGACAAGGATGGCGGCAGCGCCTTCATCGACGAGGGCGGATTGAAGCCTTTGATGGATTGGGAGTATACGCAGGAATCATCGCAGGCAAAGAAGATTGCTGTATCGACAAAGTTCTCAACCGAAATGTTAGAGGACTTTGCAGCCTCAGATTTTGAGGCAGAAGTTCGCATGATGCTGAGTACAGACCTTTACAATGAATTGGATGAAAAACTGTTGAATGGCGTTGGCGGCACGACGGAGCCTGTCGGAATAACGACAGTAGCCTCAACCTATCTCGGAACGGGCCTCGACGGCAAGGTTAGGTTGCCGAACAACGCGGATGCCATTCGCGCCTGTATGCTGCAAATGTCACAGCTTGAATATACTCCCAACATCGTGTTTATGCACCCTGCGGATCTGGCTTCTATTGAGTTGGAAAAGACGACTGACGGAAACTATATCCGTTTGCAAGTTGAAAACGTAATTCGTGGGTTGCGAGTAATTCCAACGACACGAATACCGTACGGTAAATTCCTGTTAATGGACGGCAGCCGTTGGATTATCCGTGTTCTTAGTGATTTTCGACTTGCTTTTGGTTGGGAAAACGACGACTTCCGCAGAAATCTTGTAACGGTCATTGCTGAAATGAGGCTTCATAGCTACCACAATTCGATTCATGTCGGCGCAATCATCTTTGAGGAGTACGATATAGTAAAGGCATTGATAGAAGCGCCATAACTAATTCAATTAAGAATTAAAAATTAAGAATTAATAGAAATGGGAAAGATTAAGTTAGAAGAAAGAATTAAAGTATTCTCTACTGGAAAAAACAAGTTTTTAGAACCTGCAGGAAGAGTAATCAATGCGCATCCTGTTTTGGCTGAGAAATTAATCAACAATGGGTTTGCGACAAAAACAAAAAAGGTATGATTTTGATTGATGAGACATATTTCACGGGTGAGTTATCGCTTCCGAACATTACCGCTGCGCGTGGTAATGCTTCGGGCGTTAATATGGCTTTGCAGACGGTTGGCGAGAGTAATTTGGGTGTGTTTGCTGACAAGTATATCGTTGATTATCTTGTCCGACTGTTCGGAAGGAAATTTGCATTAAAATTTTTAGATGAAATTGTGCAGCCTGCGCCTTTGCAAATGTGGTTAGACGTCAAGGATCAGTTAATAAAAGAGTTTCACTCATACAAGGCATCGCCCGTGGCTAACTATGTTTATTACATGGTTAGCCGCGCTGCGGTGACCAAGACAACGATGTCGGGCGAGAAAAAGCCGAAATCGGATTTTGCGTATAATGTATCGAACAGCGACAAACTCATAAGAGCGTGGAATGAGATGGTTGACATGACCGTTCCAATCGTGAAATGGTTTTGTGAGAAATATGATACATACACCGATTATGCGGACTGCGAAGGAAGAAACGTTTGCAGTATAACGCAGAAAATAAATGAGTTTGGAATATGACGCCGAATGAGATTATAGGAAGTCTGATTTACAGAACGAACAACGCTTTGAACGGTAACGCCAAGTTTCTGCAGGCAATAAGGCAATACGAGTATTATCCAGCATTGCTGCATGACGACAGGCTACATTTGTGGCACTTCCCTGGAACGGCAAACGAAATATCGGATGTGTTTCAGGAGCTGTCAAAAAGCACGCTGTTTGGCGCCAAGTTGAAGTTTCCGGCTATTCTGAATTTTCAGAGCGTTATTCAGGAGCATCAAAAGGATTTCACGGTGATGCGGATTAATCTGGCTATCATCACACCGGTATTGGATGAATGGACGACGCAGGTTCGCGAAGAACAGGCGTATAAGCTGGTGTTAAAACCGATTGAAGATGAGTTTATCAGGCAGGTGCAGCGATTCAGGCATTTTCAGATACCTACAGGTCATTATCCGTATGTAAGCGCTTATGTTCCAACGACAGGTAAGGCGCTAAACTCGGTAATGAAATTCATGTACGGCGATTTTGTTGATGCCATTGAACTGCCAAACTTCACAATCAAGGTTTTGAAAACGTGCGAAGACATGAGTGAGATAATTGAAAGCGAAAGCATAAAAGTAACAGAAGAAATTAAAAAAATTGTAACAAGATGAAAGGATTTATTCAGGGAATCTGCAAGTCAGATTTAATGGTACATACAAGGGTCGGGCAATGCTCGATGTTTGAGGGGACTCCTAAGGGGTTCATAATTCACGACAAAAATACAGCGTTTCCGATTGTAGAAACCGCGTTTAACACGGAAATAAAGAAAGGCATCACGGCATTAGGTATTAACCGTGTTGTTCCATTGTTGAGCGGATTCACGGATTATCAACCGACGGGCGGCGACGTCAGGACTTCACAAGAGGGTTTCGGCCCGGAAATGCCTATCGGAATCAACGCAAAACGTGTTGACTACATAATAAACGCTGGCGGATTGTGTTTGTTCAAACAATTGAAAAAGTACAACGGGAAGCAAGTACGTCTACTACAGGTAGACAACAATGATGTGGCATACGGAACTGTAGCTACTATAGCTGGTGTTGATAAAGTTCGGGGTTTCTTAGGAACGATTTGGGTGACACGCAGAGATAATACCGGAACTAACAATCCGGCTATCATCTTTTCCGTGTTCTTAGATGCAAACTATGAAAACGAAGAGAGCAATCTTACCGCAGTAACACTGACGGAAACATACGAAGGTCTGACAGGAGTTATTTTAAGACGTACAGCTACGGGTACAGCAAAATTCGTTATTGCATGTTCTGGTGACGATTTAACTTCTACGTTTGGGACTACTTTAGCTGTTGCTACACTGTATAAGAATCCGGCTGGTGCTAATCCAACGACGGTTGTATATAACGCAACATCATCGACATTGACGTTCACACCAGCTGCTGCATCATACAAGATTGAAGACGCTATGGTATTGGCTGCTGCTAATATCGAAGGGTACGAAGGAGAGGATGAATATACAGATTTAACTTAATCATGGCACAGTACACGATTGACAATTTAACATTTGGGTTTTCGATTGAAGCGATACGGAAGTCTTATTCTAAAAAGGAAGAGTTTGTTAATACGCTTTTAGATATGCACCCGACTGTTAGTACTAAGTTGAAAAAAGTCTTGGACAAAGTTTGGTATGAAGCCTTCCCGAATAGTGAAACTTAAATGAAATGGGGCGGCGCGTAATCGTCGCCCTGTTTTTTTGATATGGGAACGATAAGACAGGTAAAGGAAAGATACGGAAGAGCGTTTAATGCGCTTCCATCGGCTATTGCTGACACTGTTCAGCAAACATCAGGCGTTTTGTTAGAATTAAATAGAGACCAGCTTCTGCAAGGGCGCAACGCTGATGGCGAACTTATTTCGCCTACCTATACTGAAGACCCATATTTTAAGACACGCGAAGCGGCAGGAAGGTATGCGAAATATAAATATCTGATGGAAATGCAGCATAAGGCGCGGATGTCGTTTGTGGAGTTGTACGGTGAAAAGCCTACAGATGTTCCAAACCTGCTAATAACAGGAACAATGTTTTTCAATCACTTTTTTATCAAGGTAACAAAAGAGGCGTATACGATTAGTTCAACTGGCGAGGCTGCACCTGACATAGAAAGAAAGTATAATAACAGGCTTTATGGTCTTGCACCGTTGTCGAAGGAGTTTTACTATTTCGGTTTTATCAGACCAACTATAAAGAGAGTTTATGGAAAATGAGCTGTAAAGGATGCAAACAGGTAACGTCAAATAAAACGATCGATGAAAGGAACGAAATCAGGATGCTTGCGCGTCGTATGGTTGCGGATGAGAGAAAAAATCATGTCATTGTGGAATGCGATGGCAGGTTGTATGTCGATTGCGAATCGTGTTGGGAAAAAGGTGGTAAAATCGGTCGACCGGTCGAGTACTTTATTTATTAATCTCCCACGTCCAACCGACTTGCATGCTCCTCCAACAAAGAAGTCGAAAGCTATACTGTACGACAGCGCATACAATACACCGCTGTCGGTATATATTGATGTTGTATGCGACAATAAACTTGAAAGCCTTATCATTGCAGGCCTGCCGACAGTGGAAGAATTAGAAGAGGCAAAACTGAAAATTTGCTCCGAATATGCAGAGATAGCCGGCGGCGGCGAGAATAAGGCATTCACTGAGGTTGCGTCATCGTACTATTCAAGGCTATGCGGCGTAATTGGTTTGGAAATGGCGATGAAACTCCTGCTTGCAGGGCGATACGATGCTGCAATAGATTTCCTGAACAGGGGCGGGATAAGATGCGTTAAACCGGAAACGCGAGACGAATTTGATAAATTACTGTTTACGGTAGAAATGAAATACAAGAATCGGTTGGCAAAGCTGAAAGAGGCAGGCAGCAGGTATAAATCACTGTCAAAAACAGGCGAAAAGCCGACACGGAAATACTACAACAGGTTACTTGTAATCCTTTCAACGTGCGAGATTATCAAAATGCAACTCAATCCGAAGCAGATGACGGTAGCTGAATTTGCGGAATACATTAATATCTTCAACGAATATCAAAACGGCTTAAAAATAAAGAAGTATGGGAAGCGGTAATACCGAAATCATTGATTCGCTTGTCAGCGAGGAAGCGTTAAGGCAACTTGAAACACTTAATACGAGGGTTGATGAATCTTATGTAAAATTCGAGCGCATTTTATTACTTGTGCAAAAATTCAGTGTTGAACTTGAAAAGGGCGGCAAGTCATTTCAGGAAACGACAAAGACAATCGAAGGCGCGACTGATGCAATAAGCAGGTCAAACGAGATAACAGAGGAAACCAATAAAGCAGAAGCGGCGCGAAACAAGCTAATCGAGCAAACCGTTAAAGCCGAAAAAGAGCGCAAGCAGGTGATGCTTGATAATCTTGCAGTGTCCGAGCGCGTAGACAAGCTGATGAAGCAGACGCTTGGAACGCAGGAGCAGAACGCCAAATTGATGATAAGATACAATAACGAACTTAAAAATCTTGCATCCGAAGAAAAGAAGCTAAGCGAGGCTGTAAAAAACGGCGCTATTTCGGCTGGTCAGGCAAACAAACAGCGCGAATCAATGCTTTTACGTGAAATTGAATTGAAGCAGGCGAAATCAGACCTTCAAATCGTGATGAAGAACGAGCAGAAAATATTGAATGAGACTGACGGGACTTATAAAAGCGTTGATTTGCAGTTGTCTAAAATGCGAATGACATACAGGCAATTAACGGATGATGTCAAACGGTCGCCATTGGGACAGGAGCTGTACAGCGACATTGTAAAGTTTGACACAGCCGTTAAAGCATCGTCGTACAGCGTCGGCAATTTTCAACAAAATGTCGGGAACTATGCCAGCGGTATGCGTGATGTTAGTCGTGTTATTGGCATGGTCAATCCACAGTTGGGCGCGTTAGTTAATCGGGTGCAATCTGTAACTGTTTATAAGGAGCTATGGGCAAAGGCAAATAAAACAGTTTCCGAGTCTCTGAATATTACAACGAAAGCAACAAGGGCGCTAATGTTTACAGGCGTTGGCGCATTAATTGCAATCCTCACAACGTTGATAATGTGGTATAAGAAATGGAAAGAGCAACAGGAAGAGTTGATTAGGCTAAACAATTTGCATGCAGAAAGCATGAAGAATTTGTCCTTAGAAACACAGAAATCGGCGGCAAAAGACACAAATCAGCTAAGGATATTATACGAAGCGACACAGGACGTGAGCAGGTCGATGGGCGA